TGCCATTTATCTTCATTTTCAGAGTATATATTAATTTTAGATTCTGTAGCAGTATTATCATTTAAAAATAATAAATTTCCACCAAAATCATTACTTTCTAATCTTAAAGTATCAAAATAAACTACTTGATGATTATATGAAGAAGTAACACCTCCATCAGTTGCACCATTTTGAAATCCATATGAACCAGCATTGAAGTTAATAACCCAATCACTTGCATTATTATATCGAGCTGGTATTTTAAAAGTCATTTGATATTTATTCCAATTTTCTGTACCTCCGTTATATGGACTTTCATTTAAATATGTTCCATTAATTGTTTTATTTGACATTGATACTAAATCAGGTAATGATTTTTTAACTGATACTCCATCTAACCTTATATCTTGATTTTGAGCAAAAGGAGCAAAAGCTATTCTTATAACTCTAGGTGTTCCACTATTATTAGGTACAAAAAATCTCAAAGGAATTCTTCTGTTTGCATTTCCTCCTGCTCCTCCGTGAAAATATGTTGTAATTCCGTCTGAATTAGGCAATGGATTATCTATCCATTTATTTATATAATTAGCAACATATAAAGTTGTATCATTTGGTATATCATCAAAAAGACCTCCACCAAATGCAATTTCTGTTGGACTATTAACTCCTGTACATACACCTAAAAATGTGCCACTAGAAGTATAAATTTCTCTATTTTTTACAAGTTCATCTGTAGCTACAGTCGTATCTACTGTTAAAGTTGTAGAGCTATCTGTTTTATCTTTTTGGCTGCCTGTTCCGCTAGTATCATTACTAACAATACCTGTGCTTGTTAAATCAAATGTATCAACAATTGAAAAAAATACTGGAGCAGCAACACTTGTTGAATATACAAATGACAGTTCATACCATTGATTATCTTCTAATGTTAAATCTTGATATAAATAACAATTTGGTGTTGGCCCAATAGTATTTTGACCAAAAGCATAACTACTGCCAGGATTCATATTTAATGTATTACCTTCGCTACCATAAGCATTGGTACCAGTTTCAAAAGTATATGTAATTGTATTGTTTGTATCATGAGTAAAACCATCGTAAGCTTTCCAATTTTCTGGAGGGTCATATGTACCACTGTATCCACCATCTCCATCTGTAACTGCACCATCTTCAAAATCACCATTTTTAACATATTCATTTGTTAAATTATCAGCATAATCATATGTTGTTTCTGCACCTGATTGAAAAACTGGGCCATTTTGTGATTGGAATAAATATAAACCTGTGTTTGTTCCATCTGTTACACTATCAGAATATATTTGCACAAAAGGAACTCTTTCACCTCTTTGATTTGCAGAATTATCATTATCAGATATATAACCATAATATTTATATTTTGTTTTGCAATAAAAACATAAAGTGTATACAACTCCTGATTTTAATGTATTATTGCCTATAGATGTATTTTCTGGCCCTAAAGCATCGTCTGCTGCCCAAACATAACTTTTTGATGGATTATAAGTTACAAACCCTAAATCTAATGAAGCTCCATCTGATATAGTTCCTGATTTACTTCTTAAAAAATAAGAATTATTATAATCTGTATCATGTGAATTAATGTCATCATATGGAAAATCTGCTCCTCCTTTATCAATATAATCAAGCTCATTTGCATTACCAAATTTTGTATTATCTCCAGCAATTTTAAAAATTTTATATTTTGAAGAACTATTTACAGAACCACTAAAAGCATCAGTAATAGTTGCCTGTTTGCTGCTTCCAACATAATCAACAATTCTCCTAGATTCACCTATACCATTTCCTTCAACAATAACAACAGTCATATTATTATAAAAATCATTAGTTGCGTGATTTGTTGTTGATTGAAATGATGGAGTTGCAGCTAAAGTTAAAGTAGTACCTGTATATGCTTGAACAGTTCCTTCTTCAAAACCACTTTCAAATTCAGCGTCTAAAATAGATGGTGTTGCATCAACAGATGTTGCAAACAAACCATAACCAACTTGAAAGTTAGTATTGGAGTGAGGCAAGTTATATAGATACAATCCCAACTCACCTCCAACACCAATAGTATTTTTTTCTGTAACTCTAGTATTTAAAAGTGCATACGATTCATTGTCTTTAATTTTTTCAGCGTTATAACTTGAATTTAAACCGCCTGAAAAATCATTAACTACGTAAGTTTTTTTTGACATTACTTGCCTTTTATTTTGTCAACGATAGGTTTTAATACCATGTCCCAAACTAAATCATCTTTTTTAGATGGACTTAATTTAATTACTTTTTCCACTACATA